ACGATGACCGCCGCAGCGCCCGCCGAGCCTGCTGGCACGGTGACCGCGAGCGTCACGTCGTCGATCACCGTGAGGTTCGTCACCGCAGTGCCGCCCACCGTGACCGCTGTGGTCCCGGTGAACCGGACGCCCTTGATGAGCAGCGACTTGCCCACGGACTGGGCCGTCGGAAGCGCGGCGGTGACGATCGGGACGCCAGTGCTGCCGCCGACCGAGATGAACGGGTACGCCGTCTGGCACATGATCGGGATCTCGTACCGGATGTAGCCGGTGACGTTGGTCGTCTTCGGGGTGTCGGTGACGATGTCCGCGCCGAGCATGATCTCGTCAGAGGTTGCCCATACGGCGGTGGCGAGCTTGTCGGTCTTGCGCGCGTAGCACCACAGGGTCGTGTTCTTCACCTTGACGGCGTTGAACACGGTGTCGGCCGCCGCATCGATGCCTCCGCTGACACCGTCGAACTGGCGCCACACGGTGAAGCCGAGATCGTAGTTCCCCATGCCGGGAACGGCCGAGTTGGTGGCGGAACCGAGCGGCGGCTCATTGATCTTGTCGGAGTCGGCAGCGCTCCACTTGAAGCCGTCCTTGCTGATCTTCAGCGAGGCGTCGATCCCCGCGTTCAGTTCGGCGGCGGTCGGTGCGGCGGGGTCGGCTGGTGACGAGGTGAGGATCGTGAACTTGATCTTGTCGTCCGCAAGCATGCGTACGGCCATGGTGTTCTCCTTTTGGTTGGTACCGCGTGCGGGCGGCTAGATGGGTTGGCTGTGGATCGTGTACGTGTCGACCCCGAACGCGGGGTGACGGTCTGTGTTGGGAATGGTGACGGTCCGGTCGAGGTCGATCGCCTCTGACCGTTCCCAGGTGAGCAGGACGTGCCTACCTGTCACCGAGGCTGTGTGTTTGTCGAGTAGGGGGCGGATCCGCTCGAGCATGATGTCGACCCCGTCGAGGGTTCCGGCGACCGCGGTCAGCCGGAGCGAAGCCGTGAACGCGGTGCCACGGATCAGCGCCTCGTCCTCGTCGGCCGAGTGCGGGGGCGTCCACAGGACGACGTACTGGCCGGCGCCTGGGTTCTCTGCGGCCCAGTATTGGGGCGTGTACGGGATCAGGGCGGCGACCGCGGCGAGTGTGATCTTCACAGGTCCACCACCAGTTCGAGTGCGGCAATGAACCGATCAGCCTCGACCTCGAGCGCCAGCTGGGGATCGGGCAGGGTCGCGCCGCCGCCATGCACGCCACCGAAGTACGCGATGTTGCCGAGGTTGCCCGCGGCCTTCTTTTCGGGTCCGATCTCAGCCCCGACCTCGCCGGCATCCTCCGTGATGTCGTAACTGATCGTCCAGGCGACCCCCTTGAAGTGGACCGACTTCTCGGCCTCTTCGCGGAGCTGGTTCTTGATGTTCAGCGCACCCTTGGAGACGACAGCCTTCACCTTGGGCTGGATCGCGGGGACGGCCTGCGCGAGAACTGCCGCGAAGGCGTCGAGCTGGGAGAAGTCGTCTACTGCCATGACTCGACCTCCACCCGTTGCGCGGTCTGGAACTCGGCGAGGTGCGATCGCGTGGCCCGGTACACGCGGCCGATCAGGTTTGGCTGGTTCTCCGATCCGGTGACGGTAATTCGAGTCCCACGTGGGATGACGGCCGCCATGGCGGGGAAGTGAATCTGTTCGGGTACTACGGTCGCGGGGACCGTCAGAGACGATCCGCTGGCACCCTTGACCTTGGCGGGCCCCGTATACACGGTGGCGGTCACTGTCACCACGTCGGCGCCCGTCGTCGAGTTGGCCGTGACGGTGACGGTCTCCGCGCGTACCGTCGTCAGCATCAGCGACTCAGCCCGTGCGCGACCACGTGCAACAAGTCCAGACAGGTTCATCGCTGGCCGACTACCGGCGAAGAGGCGAACCTGGCGCGAAGGCTGTCCTTCGTCGCCTTGGGGAGTTCGATGGACGAGACCGGAGCGTCGCCACGGTAGGCGACCTGGTAGTCGTCGACCGACTCGGACGCGACCCGCGGGTCGACGGCCTCGGATGCGGCGACCATGACGGCGAGTTCGCAGACAAGCTGCACAATGTCAGCCGGAACAGCGGATCCGGTCGTGATGGTCACCATCACCACCGCGGCAGGCGACCCCCATCCGGCCGCGCGGTACAGGTATGCGGGCCAGACGGTGAAGTCGGAGACTGAAATGTCGTCGATGGTCACCGTCGTGGCAACCGTCACCGGCCCCGGCACGTCGAGGTAGCAACCCCACGTTCCGGGGACGGCGATGGTAGCCGTCGTGGTGGAGATCGGCACCCCCGCCGCCTCCCTGACGATCGCCGAAGCGACCGCCAGAGACACGGAGGTGTACTGATCTGTCGAGATGCCGCGGGCGGTCATGTCGGCGGCCAATGCAAGCGTCGGCATCGTCATGGTTCCTCCCGCAGATCTCGGTTGAAGGGTTACGCGGTCTTGACGCTGGCGATGACCAGTGCCGTGGGCCGGACGACCTTGGCGCCGTACAGGTGCAGGCCCTTGAGGGCGTCAGCGAACCGCTTCTCGGGACGGAACGCCTCAACCTTGCTGATCTGCTCGGCGTAGGACGTCGCGATGTTCGACCCGGCGATGGCGAGCTTGCCGCCGCCGGTCAGTGCGAAGTCGGTCACCGTGGCCGACGCCGTGCTGTTGACCGTGCAGGTCGCGACCGAACCGTCTGCGTTCACGGAAGCGATCGCGTTCGCAGCACCCGAACCGGTGCCGGTCACGGTCAGGCCGACGTCGCCCTGGTTCCACGTCCCGGCCGCGCTCGTGAGGCTCTTGGCCCCGGAGGCGGTCGTGGTCGTGATGGCGGTGCGGTTCGCCTGGAAGGAGTTGTTCGACTTGAAGATGGTGAAGCCAGCAGCCTCACCAACGATGCCGTTGTGCAGGGCGTTCCCACCCGACTCGTTCGCCTTGACGAAGCGCGCGTCAAGCAGGAGCTTGCCGTACATGGCGGGGGCCACGACCGCGAAACGTCCCGCGGTCGGCACGTTGGCCTCGTCGAGCTTGACGGACGCCGGGACCAGGAACAGGTCGTAGACGTTCGTAGCGGTCGAGGAGACGTCGATGACGCCGAGGGTGTTGCCGGCCGCGCCGGCCATCAGGCCGGCGACGTACTGGTCGGCCTTGTCGGCCAGGCCGAACGCGGCACGCTGCGCAGCCTCGGTCATGAGGGCGCCACCGGAAACCACCTGACGGCGGTCGATGTCGTCGATCTCGAACGCGAACGCCTTCGCCTGGTTGATGAGGAGCGTCTGCTCCGCGTCGGTCAGGACCTGGACCGTGAGGTCAGTGTCCTTGGTGTAGTCGAGGATGGTCGGGTCGGCCACGGAGACGATGTGGACGGTGTCGCCCGCATTCTGGATCGTGCCCTCGTAGTCACGGTTCACGCAGGGCGTGCCACCGAAGACGAGGTTCTTGGAGAGGACGGACAGGAGGGTGGAAGACCACACCTCGGGCTGGAAATACGTGATGGCCATGATGGGGCCCTTTCGGGGTCAGTGGTTCAGGACTTGGTGGCGCCGAGGATGTTGGCGAGTCGGCCTTCCTTGCGGGCGGCTTCGACCTCGTCGTACTTCTTGTCGGCGTAAAGCTTCTTCACGTCCTCGGCAGTGAGCTGAGGTGCGTTTCCCGGCGGGGTACCGTTGCGGTTCGCGTCGATGTTGGGCCACTTCGGAGCGGTTGCCGCTGCCAGGTATGGCTTGTTCTTGATGAGGTCGTCGACCGCCTTGGCGATTGCCGCCGAGTCGGTCTCTCCGTCGTCCTTCACGTCGAAGGTCGACAAGTCGAGGTAGCGCAGTGCGTCTGCCGGGTCAGTGAGCTTGCCCGCCGCCACGGCGCGGATTTCAGCCTTCAGGATCCGCTGGTTCGCGACCTTGTCAGCCTCGGTACGGGCCTCGTCGCGGAGTCGCTGCGCCTCCACCTGTGCCGCGTGCTCGGTCTCCTTGCCCGCGATCTTGGCCTGCAGCGCCTCGAACTCAGCCTTGATGGCGGCGGCGGCCTGCTTCGCCTCGTTCCGCTCGGCCTTCATGGCGTCGAGTGCGCGCTTCCCGGCGTCTCCGAGAGCCTCGGCGCCAGCAGGGTCGGTCTCGGCGGGCTTGTTGGCCGGGTCGGGCGGTGTGGGCTGGCCTACAGGGGGCGTAGCCGGGTCTGTGATGGGCTGGGACATGGTTTCCTTCTCCTATTGCAGGACGATGCTCGGGAGTGCCCCGAGCGGGGAAATCAGTGGGTGCGGGAATAGACGCGCTTGGCGTTGATGACCTTGTTGAAGTCGGCGCCGGAGTCGATCGCTTCGCGCTGTGCGGCCGTCAGATCCTTGACGCGGGACGGGTCGAGCGGTTCCGGGTTGAACGGCTCCACGTCTGAGTGGGCTTCCATGACCCCGTCGCAGCGAGGGTGTCGATGCACGTGCGTCCCCGGCTTGTACCGCTTGCCGACCAGGACCGCGCACCGCTGGCACATCGAGCCCGGCTCGACAAACACGCTGTAGGCGTTCCTCGTCTGGGCCACCTGCGCGTCGTGCGCATGGGCCGAAGAGTCAGCCACTGCGTACTGAACGAGCGACTCGAGCATCTTCCCGCCGGACGACAGCATGTCCACCGGCGAGCCGATCGCGTTCCGTGCCGTATTGACCGGGGTCAGGAGAAAGTCGCTGAGCGGGACAACCTTGTCGGGTAGCCATGACGGGTTGACCCATCCCGCAAACGCTGCCGGGCGGACCTTCGTCAGCTGCCGCTCCGGGTGCCCGGCCTCGTCGAGTGCGGTTGCGACAGCCGCCGCGCCATCCGTTGCCGCTCCGAACTGCGCGGCGTACACAACCGCCGCGAGACGGGGCGTCATCTTCGACCACTGCGCGAACCAGTCGCCGCTCGGGTTGATCTTCAGCCACTCGCGGCGGGCCACCAGCATCGCCACAACGGAGCGACGCCGGACGTCCGCGTGAAGGGCTTCAGTTGCCTGTAGCAGCGCCACCGGAAGCCACCGCGCCCGACGTCATCGCCGGGCTGGACCCGGCAAGGTCGCGGGCCATCTGGAGCAGCGGATCGTCCGCCTCGCCCTTGATCTGGTCCATGAGCCGGTCGATCTCCGGCTGGCTCATTCCGTAGCGACGCTCGAAGATCGCACTCAGCGGCCAACCGATCGCGCGATCCTTCGACGCCGAGTCCGACACCTGAGCATCCGACATGGTTTCCGGGTTGCGCCACTGGATGGTGGCCGAACGACACGCGTCAGCGACGGCGGCCTGTTCACGGACGATCGCGAACCGGCGGAACACCTCACGCGTGGGGCGGGTCAGCGACTTGTGGCCCTTGCGGACCTTCGTCGCCAGCGGCAGCTCGAGCGCGGTCAGAGTCTCGCCGTTCACGTTGCCGAGTTCGCCCATGATGTAGTGGATCGGGGTCTGAGTCTGGGACGCGAGGTGCTTCACGGCTACGCCGACAACGTTGGTGAACACGTCAAGCTGCGCCGCAGCCCACTCGGACGTCGATGCCTTCTCGCCGGTCAGCCACAGCATCCGGCCACGCGTCAACGCCTCGAGGTCCAGTGGCTTCTCACCGATCTTCTGACCCTCAGCGTCAAGGATCGGCATCACGGGACGCTCGGCGCCGGACACTACCCGCGCAGGCATGCCCGCGTAGTCGGCGGCACCGAACAGGTACGCCCACATGAGATTGATCGCGTCCTGCATCGCCATCGTGCCGTCGATGTCCGAGATCGGACCCCTCGACAGCAACGGCCGGTTCGGATGCTCAACCAGCGGGAGCACGCCGAGCGTGTTCGCCACGAACGGGTCGACACCCTCGCGAGGACCCCAACCACCAGCCAGCAGCGTCACAGACGAAGGCAGGATGAACCCGGAGGCGGCGAGCCGGGTCGCGACCGTCTTGCGTGAGAACTTCCACACCTCGTCGGCCGTGTACAGCGTCGCATGCTCGGTCAGATCATCGTCGACCCACGCCCGTAGGCCGTATTCCGGCTCGCCGGTCTCGGGGTCGTTATGCACGATCGTCGTGTCCGGGTTCAGCCACGTCAGAGTCGGGTTGCCGTCCGCATCGGCCCAGACGAGCGCGTACGACGTCGACAGGTACGCCGACGACAGATACCCCTGGTCGGACTTCTCCGGGCCGCCA